TTGTTACTCGGTGTGTCGATATATTCGTGTGTCACACCAACATACTTGTATAATCCATTGTTTTTCATAATTCTCATATTTTGATAATAAAATGTGTCGTTCCCTTGAAGAATATTAAAGCTATCCGCGCGGTTGAGCAAGCTTTTATTAAAATTATTGACTTCAAGCACCATATCAGCGTCAAGTAATAATACAAAATCGGACATTCCTAAGCATGATTGTAGCGCAAAATTCCTGTTATGGCAAAAATTTTTGAATGGCTCCGTTACCACTTTACCTGGTATATTTTTGCTGTGAAAATATTCGGTGATTAAATTAACAGTATTATCGGTAGAGCCGGTATCACAAATGCAATAACAATCAATAACAGAGAGAACCGAATCGAACAATCTTGTAATAATTTTGCTTTCATTTTTTACAATCATATTTAAACATAATGTCGGTGTTTTGGTGTTGTTTAAAATAAGCTCCATACTTATTATTTGATAAATTTTTTAAATTGTAAATAAATAAATAAATATATATTATAAATATAATAATGGCCAGCACCCGATTTAAATATGACGACTGTAGAACGAAAAAATCATTACAGCAATCCACAGACCCTGGACGATGGATTTTAAATGTTCCTGGTAATGGCGCGAATCCGTGCTATATGGAGGATCCTCAAATCATTATACAAAAATGGGGAGGTAATTTAAGAACAAACACCATAAATTTAGAAAGTGATCTACGTGGTGTAAATAGACAAATCGGGCGGGATTGTTTAGGAAAAGACAATTATACACAGTATAACGTTCCAAATGAGCCCATTAAGTACCCAACATGTAACAATTTGTTTACAGAACAGTCGAGGGCAACAAATCCCGCATGGTGGTATCGCGATTTAGAACAAGTCGATTGGCAATATCCGCCTCTAAACCCTCAAGCGAATACATGTATGCCGTTTCAGAATAATTTAAGCACACGAATTTTAGAGAAAGATTATTTTACTCCCAAGAGAGTTTGTGTTATTGACGAAACTAAAAACGAACTTCCTTCAAGTTTCAGTTTAATTAGAGGCGGTTATGTAGGCGGCCCTACAACGTGCCAGCAAACGAATTCTTGTCAAACCAGGTAATTAATACTAGCCAGCCCCAAGTAATTTAGATTATTATATGAATAAAATATAATACTCTATATATATAAATATGGAAATAGCAATCCCTTTAATAGCATTAGGCGGCATGTATGTTGTATCAAATCAATCAAACGAAAATTGTAGCAAAAATGAAATAAAACAAAGCAGAAGGGAAAAATTTACAAATATGGGAATAAGAAGCAATTTAGGTGTAAGGACCGACAATTACCTACCAAATACAAATATCCCTCCCCAGAATTTTCCAGTATCGAATATAAATCAGTTAGTAGATACCGTTCAGGAATATCCAAATCCAAATGTTGCGACTGATAAATATTTCAATCAGAATTTATATGAAAAACAGGTAAGGAATAACAAACCAGTAGGGCAAAACCCGCAGGAAGTGTATTCATTAACCGGCAATTATTTAAATTCGGATCAGTTTAAACATAACAACATGATTCCCTTTAATGGTGGTAAGGTAAAGGGTCGCACATACGATATGAATATTTCAGAATCAGTGTTGGACAACATGATCGGATCTGGTTCTCAGGTAATTAAGAAGATAGAGCAGGCCCCATTATTTAAGCCCGAAGCTAATATGCAGTGGGCTTACGGTATGCCTAATCAGAGCGACTTCTATCAGTCAAGAGTAAATCCCGCAATGAAAAATAACAATGTGAAGCCATTTGACTCCATTACGGTCGGTCCTGGGCTAGACCAAGGATATGGAATAAATGGTAGCAACGGATATAATTCGGGTATGGAGGCTCGTGACAAGTGGTTACCAAAAACGGTCGATCAATTGAGAGTTGAAACAAATCCTAAGCTAGAATATGAGCTCGTTAATCACGAGGGTCCTGCGAACTCCTTTATTAAAAACACACCAACAACTCAACTATTGGGTCGTGTGGAAAAACAGCGTCCGGACACATTTTTTATCAATACACAGGATCGTTGGTTAACAACTACAGGCGCAGAAAAGGGGGAAACATTGAGACCTATTCAGGAGATGGGAGTGGTTAGACGCAATGATATTGAAACTGAATATATGGGTCCTGCGGGGGCAACGGATATCAAGGCAGCAACCGCACCAGAGAACTTTGAGCCGTCAAAACGCCACGAGGTTATTTCATGTGGTGTAAATCATTCAAGGGCTACCGGACAAGGAAACCATACAGATAAAGATATATTTTTGCGAAGCCATACAAATTATGAAAACAACCGAAGCACTGTAAGACAACCCGAAACATTGAGAAGCGGATTTAGTGGAGCTATTGGGGCAGTCATTGCGCCTTTAATGGACTTTTTAAAACCAACCCGTAAAGATGAAACAATTAATAATGTTCGCATTTATGGTGAGGCAACATCATCTGTGCCGAAGGGGTATGTATATAATCCTCAGGATGCCACCGCAACAACTGTCAAAGAAACAACCCTTTACGCTCCCACATTCCGCATTAATAATCAAAAGGAGAGCATGTATGTTAATAATTACACGGCTCCTGACTCGACACAGAGAGATAGCACAAGTTGTCAATATTATACTGCGGCGGGTGGTGCTGCTACTGGTTATGGTGATATGAGTTATGATGCCGCTTACAGACAACATAATAACGATATAAAGTCTTCTACGATTGGAAATAGACCAAACCAAGGTGGAACACAAGTGTTTAATCAGCAGATGCATTTGACCACAATTAAGAGCGATACCGACCGTTTAGATGGAAGAGTCAATCCGGCGTTTTCAAGATTATCTGGGCTACCCCCGTCTGTAAATACATACGGCGCAATTCGAGCACCACAATACTACAATGAATGCGCAAGTTGTGACCGCATTCAACCTGATATATTGTCTGCTTTTAAAAATAACCCATACACACATTCATTAACCAGCTCTGTTTAACCTCCCAAAATAACATTTTATATTTTATCATTTACGGTATATTAAAATATAAAAACACGTCACGAAATATAATAAGTCTGAATGTCCTTACAAATTCATCAAAATATAAAAGATAAGTTGGGTTTTTTTTATGAGAGCCATAAAATCCCAAACTTGCTTTTTCACGGTGCAACTGGTAGTGGAAAACGCACAATTGTAAATGAATTTATATCGAAAATTTATGACGGAGATAGGGACAAGATAAAGGCATTTGTAATGTATGTAAATTGTTCGCATGGAAAGGGTATCAAATTTATTCGCGATGAATTGAAGTTTTTCGCGAAAACACACATAAATTCAAATGGCGGCAATGTGTTTAAAAGTATTGTTCTATTGAATGCCGATAAATTAACAATGGACGCTCAGTCTGCGCTGCGTAGATGTATTGAATTGTTTAGTCATAATACACGGTTCTTTATTGTTGCCGAAGATAAATATAATTTGATGAAACCAATATTATCTAGATTTTGTGAAATATATGTTCCATCGCCAGTGATAAATGGCAAGGCTATAAATTTATATCAGCATAATCTTAATGAGCTATTTAAATTGAAACCTTTAAAGTCACGCCGTATTGATTTTTTAGAAAAGGAGTTATTAAAGTATGTAAACAAGAAGGCACGTCCCGAAGATATGATATTGTTATGTGTGAAATTGTATGAAAAGGCTTATAGTGGATTAGATATTATAAATTTAGTAGAAAACCCGAAATTTATGGAAGGGGTCTTGAGCGATGATAAAAGATATGAGTATCTTGTTTGCTTTAGTCGTGTAAGAACTGAATTTAGAAATGAAAAACTGCTAATGTTGTTTATATTAAATTTCATTTTTTTAAGTTCAGAACTGGCTTTAGAAAATATAAGTTTTATGTAAATGGATGATTTCAATGGAAGCGCTCTTCACGAATCGAAAAACGAATGGGGGTCTCGTTTAGTAACAATTTTGACACCTTTAATCATTGACGGTTATAAGTCTATTTTAGAAGAATCTTTAAAGTTGTGTAAAGACAATGGAGAGACGAACAAATATTTAATGACTTTTCAGAACCTTATATCTAGAATACCAAAATGGAACGCGCAAATTATCGAGACGGAGAGGAAACGAATTTGTGAAAAGTCTGGATGCTCTTATTTAGAGGAACTGATTACATGTGTTCATATTATTCAACTTAAAATCCTAACTTCTATGCGGGTTGGTCAAAAGCAGAAGAAGATTGATATTAACATTCCCAAGCTAGATGAATTTTTACATAAAACATATATCAATGTGGCCAGAAAGGTTTACAAGAATGTTTATTTGTTCGAAGTAAATTTGCCTCCTTTACAGATTCAAAAAAATCACAGAGAACTAGAAATCATTGTACAAGAATGTATATTAAACACATTAAGAGAGAGTATCCCTGTTGAGGCAATTTTGAAGGCTTATATGGATGAGAGTGTTGAAGAGGATGTAATTGAGGAAGTAAATGAACAAATAATCGACGAACCTATAAAAGAGGCGGTAGTAGCTGGCAAAGTTGCTTCTGTTGAGTCGAATGTTGAGCAGCAACAGATCCCGACTCCAATTCCTAGTCGTTTGAGTTTTAATGATATCGATTATGTTCAAAATCAAGACGGAGCTGTATCAAATGTCAACGCACCCAAGAATATTTCGCGCCTAGAAGAAATCAGTAGTTTTAGAACACAACAGAGGAAACAAGACGAAGAGGAGGATGATGATTCACCAAAACTACAAATATCTACTCAACCATTTAATCTAGATGCTTTAGATATTCACAATATCGAGGAACCTTCGATTGACTTGTTGCCTGATTTATTGATTGATGAAATTGAGATTTTGGAATAATTGCGTAAAAACGAAATTTAGAATCTGCTTTAGTAATTTAAATGAGTAATATATTTATTATTGCGGCAGTCATCTCGGTAGTATTTTTGATTGCGAAATTTATTGAAATGAGATTTATTGAGAGAGAAAGTAAACCACTCAAACTATTAATTCGAGATGCTCTTGTGGTATATTTTAGCGTCGTTTCAGGGTATTTTATATTGAATCAAATTGAGCCATCAACTCATGGAGACTCAAATGTAACACCAATCTTTACGGATAACCCAGGCTTTTAGACGAAAAGTATTTTTATTATACTATTATATAATGAAAATAAGTACAAAAAAATATATACGAAAAAATACAAGAAAAAATAAAACTCGCGGAAGAAGAGTGCGTGCTACGAGAAGAAGTGGTTTAAAAAAGGCAGCACAATCAAGGAAACGAAAAATGACAGGAGGAGTAATTTTCACAAAAGAGGAGATGAATTTTAAGAATGCGTTTAGAAACGACTTTATGAAAGCATTTGAAATTCTAAAAAGGGATCCGAACAAGGGGGTAACGGCGTTTAAAAATTTAATCAGAGATAATCCATTATGGATAAATACATTAATCCCTCTTACACATAATATGGTTCCCGTTTATAAACGCGATTCCCCTGGAATAATAGCATTTGCTCCGTTGCTGGTTGTTATTTTTGAGAATACAGACGATTCGTCTATAAAAAGGCGGTTAGCAGATCTTTTTGTAAAAAAAATGGGGAATATAAATCTCACTGATTATACTAATAAAACATCCGCATTGTCAAGTGCTGTTAAAATACAAGATAAAGAATTGGTTGATTTCTTATTAGATAATGGCGCAGATATATCAATACTAACCCCTGAACAGAAGGAGGCGCTTGTTTCTCTCGAACTTAGGAAAAAGTTGGAAGCCGAATCGAAGCCTATTCCTATTGTTCCTGTGCCATTGGTGGAACCCATTGTAGAGGAAGCACAAATAGAAGAAGCAATCAAAGAAATCGAAGAAATACACCCCCCGCAACGGTTAACTCCTCTTGTAAAATTGAAAATCCCAACTGAGCTACCCGGAACAGGATATGCTCATGATATAGAACCTGATTTTTGGAAACCAATTTTTAACGAGAATGAAATGACTATATTACGCAAAAAGTTGCGTGAAATGTTGAGCAAGGACAATGAAATAATGATTGATACAAAAACGAGAGAAACCGCACAAATGTGGAGCGTTTGTAGAATTATTAAAACAATTATACCAACTTATTACACTCAGACAATAAATGAACCATACGATGTTTTTGGAACACTCATTTCTGACAAAGATATTGATTTCTCTAATTTTAATATAATACTGTGCGCATCTTTACTTGTTTTTGGAATTGTATCGTATAAAATGATTGGGCAGGACTATAAACTATTATTTAAAGGTGGAAAGGCGGTTCAGTTAGTATTAAAAGGAATATCAGAAATAGGAGAGTACAAAACTGAGGATATTGATGTTTTAATCATTCCCAACACAGGCATTCCATACGACGAGAATACTGTAAAGAATTTAGCAGGACATATATCTTATCTAATAAAATGGTTTGTACAATCTCCAGAAACAAAGTACAACATATCCGTTCTTCCACCAAATCCGGCAAATGTACGGGCGAATCAATACATTTTAAAGTTAAGTTATGTTAAGGATACAAAAAAATACGACTATAGAAAAAATATGATGATAGATGATTTTAGACAGTTCTCAGACGTTGATTTTAAGAAGGTACCTGAAGATGTAATGATGCACTTTGATGCCGCAACCGATTATTATTTTGATATTTCCGAATTAAATACAAGGGTATTATTTAGATGTCCAAATTTGGGCGCATTATTGGATGAAAAGGTTTACTATTATGCCAAGTATATAGAAATTAAAAATTTACTTACCCAAAACAAACCCATAACCGATCCAGAGTATAAGACTACGACGATTGCTGATTGTGAAAGATTTTTAGCAAAGTTCAAACGTGCTATTTTACCATTGAATAAAGGGTTACAGAGACAACGAGGCAACCCAGAGACTGCAGAGAAAAAAACAATGGGACCGCGCCTAATAAAATTAAATGTCACAGACCCTGAGCTCATAAAGTCTGTTATTGACAGTTTATATCCATTAATACCGATATAATAATTATACGACATTATACGATAACGAATTAATGTATAATATATTTTACCTGCCAGTCCAAACCTTTACAATATACGCCGGTAGAGTGCCTTTTTTTAAGTCAGTCATATAATGATCAAATGTGTATTCGTAACTCTTATACACATCCATAATATTTCCAAATACTGCTTTTTTATTTGCCAAACTAGGGTTTTCTTTGGAAAATATACACCCCAATATTCTCTCTAAGCAGCATCTATCCCTCCGAATTTTAACCGTGTCTATCATAGATGTAATGCGATATTTGTTTTCTATCTGTAACAAGAAACCGTGATTTATATAAGCTTGACAACCAAAACAACCAGACCATTTATTGTGATTAAGACCAAATATTGTCAACTCGGTTAGTTTAAGGGAATCCTGGACGGGTTGCGCGTGGCGTAGGCCTTCTGTAATTCTCATTGAATTATTAATGTCCTCTTTATCAGGGTTAAAAAACCATAATGGCAAAACTGTTCTACCATTGAATGATTCAAATGGGACTCTTTTATGAAAAAAAAGGCTGTCGTGCATAATTACCGCATTTTCAAAAAACTTGTTTTTAATATAATAGTAGTAGGGAAGCAGTTCTCCTCTTCCATGGAATTCAGATTGTATTACAGTTAGGTTTCTGTAATCTGCCTCTGGTTTTACGAAAGCCTGATTGCTGTTGTCGTCAATAATAACAATTTGCCTATGCGGATAAAACGTTCGTAATAACTTGACACACCGATTCCAATATTTATTTGACTTTTCAGAGTTAACGTGTCTTGTTATGATAAATCCAAATGAGCTCATAATATACAATAATATTATTGTATTATGAACCAAACCGAAATGTAAACCTACAAAACGCTAAATTCTTATACATATGACGGAATACTGTCAATATCTATTACATCGTCAGGAACCGCACCCTTAAAATCGGCAAACGCATTAAATTCTGGCCTTTCCAATTGAGCTTGTGGCGTGTGGTTGTGAACACACCTGGCAATCATTTTATACAATTTAAAGTCGGGGTATCGGTCAGTTCCGTTGTTTTTATACAACATATTTATACCCTTATCATCTAAACACCACTCGACAATCAATCGCTTAACCGGGTCTGCGCACTTGGCCAATTTGTTAATTTCTTCGGTATCCTCGACAACGTAATCAAATATAGAACAGGCTAAGCGGCATAAATCAAAACTGTAATTGGGTTCCAATCTCGGCTTCTTATCATTCAAATAGGGTTCGGTGTTGTACTGAGTTGCTGCGTCGCCGCCAGTCTGGAAACTGTCACTGCAGAACAATTTACCATTGAACTTGTATATACTTCTTCCAAAATCAATAATTTTAAACAAGCGACCAAATGTTGGCACCTTGTAGTGCTTCTTTTTGTAGCAGTAATAAATGAATTTTTTGTTGGTGTGATTGTACATAACATTATTCGTGTGTAGGTCATTATGTGTTAGATTAAATGCCTTTTGATACGTAATTAGAATCATAATTATTTGCATAAGCGCAGAAAACCATTCTTCGTTGCCTAGTTCAGTATTCTTTAGAATTAAATCGTCGAATGTATTTTCACAACACTCCATACTTATAACCTGAACGGGAAATTTGGGGATAGTTGCGTTTATTCTCTCCTCCTCTTCATCAAATTCGTCGTCTTCGTCATCGTCTTCCCATTCACCGCTATCATCGCTATTATTTTCGGCATGCTCACCACTCTCACTATTATTGTCGTCTTTTTTGTCTACAACATCATCGTCTTCAATAGCCCCGTCAGTACTATCATTTGTATATGAAGACCTTGACGAGCATGTTGAGTTTGATTTTAGTGACACACGATCAGTGCTTTTATTGTCAAGCATATCAGCATCAGTCAGGTCAATTAAATCGGCAAGATCAGACAAATTAATAGCGCCTTCTTTTAAATTATCCAAGTCGATTGTATTTTCTTCAAATACGTTATCAAATATTTCATTGTTGAAAGATTTTGCGGATAATTGCGACATGGCGCTTGTAGTATGTATTTTGATTGGTTTCAAAATCGGATTTTCATTTTGAATCAAATGGTCATAATCGTCTATTTTAAAGAGAACATTTTTGTTTTTATTGAAGAATTCGGAATTATTTAAATAATCAATATCATCATACACATTAAACGTGAAATCGTTCTTAATTCCTAAAAAGGATCCGTAATAATCGATACCATGTGAAAATTTATGGCTTTGCTTCAATCCACTTGTTAAGAAGGTGAAAAATCCGTCGACATATGCTGAATTGTTTTGGTCTACAAATTTTGCGTTACAATCTGTATCACTTGATGTTAGTTGAGGCAATACAAACAAATTCTCATCAGAAACATTATATTTGCCTATCAAATACTTATATGGATCCAATAGGGGGGCCATTTTAAAAAAACCCATAACGTCCTTCTGTTTATTGTTATTTGCGTTCTTAACTTTGCACTTGTATATATTATTGTCGTTTTCAAATTTATTCGCATCCGAAAGATACCATTCATGGTTTAAGTTTATGCTGTTATAATTCGTATCGTTCAATGAGAAAAATCGCGTATAAATTGGTATAAAATTTTGCATATCCGACATAAATAGCGATTCGGGTTTTGCTAAACTATTAAAAAGTTCCTGGTTCTTTCGTTTTTGATAATTAATCAACATACTTTAGCTAATTAATATATAAATTATATGTGTTTTTAACTCATTGTATGGCTTAAACACTTAAATTCGTTAGTTGGTTATTACATAGGTATCTTGTAGCAAATGTGTAAATGTTAAAGAGGTATCGTTCGGTTAAATTCGTTTAGCATAATATATTTATTTTATCGATTTATTAAAATGACATTAGAATTAAAAAAATTTGATATGAAAAATATCAGCTTTAAGCCAAATGAAAATAAGGGCCCGGTGGTTGTATTAATCGGTAAGAGAGACACCGGTAAATCCTTCTTGGTTAGAGATTTATTATATTATCAACAGGATATTCCAATCGGAACAGTCATTTCGGGAACTGAAGAAGGTAACGGGTTTTACGCAAAAATGGTGCCCAAGTTGTTTGTTCACCACGAATATAATTCTGCTATAATTGAAAATATTCTAAAACGACAGCGAACCGTTCTTAAACAAATTAAAAAGGAAATGGAGACTTATAAACGCAGCAACATTGATCCCAGAGCATTTGTTATTTTGGATGATTGTCTCTACGACAATACGTGGTCGCGAGATAAACTAATGCGTTTACTTTTCATGAACGGAAGACACTGGAAGGTGATGTTGGTGATAACTATGCAGTATCCCCTAGGCATTCCGCCCACACTGAGAACAAATATTGATTATGTTTTCATTCTTAGAGAGAATTATATCGCAAACAGAAAACGCATCTATGAAAATTACGCGGGAATGTTCCCCACATTTGAGAGCTTTTGTCAAGTGATGGACCAGTGTACAGAAAACTACGAGTGTTTGGTTATTAATAACAACTCGAAATCAAATAAATTGCACGACCAGGTATTTTGGTACAAGGCAGATAACCATGGCGATTTCAGATTGGGGTCGAAGGAATTTTGGGATTTGTCCAAGAACCTTAAGGACGACGAAGAGGAGGAACAATATGACCCAAATGCGGTGAAAAAACGAGGCGCTGGGCCAAAAATTAGCGTTAAAAAGGCGAGCAAATGGTAGAAAGATTCAATATATTCAAATATAATGTATAATATATTATCGTATAATATATCATATGGTAGGCATCATAAATAAAAGTAAAAGTAATAAAAAGACTCACAACAAAACTATTAAACGAAATATGTCGCCGCGTGCGACTCCATTTCCAATTGACGTGGTTTATACATGGAAGGGCGAAAACGCGTCAAATGATAGAAGATTGGGATATAATCACGAACTACAATATAGCTTGCGATCTGTTCATTTTTTCGCTCCGTGGGTGAATAAAATATTTATTTTAATGAATAATGCCAAACAGCCTAGCTGGATTAAAGATAACAGCAAAATAATAATAGTTGAACATTCTGAAACATTTCCGTCTGAAAAATATTTGCCAAATACGAATTCAAACGCAATAGAAACTACCATCGCAAACATTAAGGGTCTATCGAATCATTATATATATTTTAATGACGACATATTTTTAGGTCGAAAAGTAAAATACACCGATTTCTTTACAAGTGATGGCAAAGCATTAATAGATGATTATACTCTTCAAACCAGAAATATAGTCAAAGAGGATGGCGAACAGAAGTTGAAATTTGAGTTGCCCAAAAGTGCGGACAAGTTATACAAACACATTCCTATTTCACTAATTAAAAATTTAGTATTGGATTTTAACAAGACCTATTCTGATTATGTAGATTGGATACGTATGACAAAAAAAAGAAAGGACAAAGGGTATGATATTTGTGAAAAGAATAATTTGCTTTCGCCTTGTCAGCAAATACACTACCCGATAGCAGAATTCATGTATTTGCATAAAAAGGCAAAGATTTTCGACAATGAAAATACATCTTCGGTTTACGTGTCGTCCGCAATTGACGACTTTTCAGAAAAACTAGATGACATTGCTAGTAGACGCCCCAAGTTTTTTTGTATAAATGACGTAGAACCAGATCCGGGAAAAAGAAAAGTTATTGCTTCTCAGATGTTAAGATTTTTCAAAAAATATTTTCCGAATAAGGCGGATTTTGAAAAATAAAATTGTTTTGTACCCATTTAAGAATGGAAATCGTTCAATATTTTTTTACAAAACATGTAATAATAAAACAATGTATATAGATTGTTCTGATCTATTTCACATTTATCTAGAGACCACGAATTAAATACAAATTTACACGCCTCGTAGCATTTTATGTAATTACGATTTTGAAAAGAATTGTGAATAAAATTTCTGATTGGACTGTTGGGAGAATCATATACGTAGTTATAATTTGTAATCATCTCATGATAATCGCCGTAATAATGTTCAAACAATTCAGGATGTTCAAAATAGACAGGACTATACAACTGTTCGTCAGCATGACCATAGCCAAGCTCTAAATATTCTAAGAATTTATTCTCTAATAAATCGCAAACCTTGTACATATATTCTGCATTTCCTGTAAAAAATCCGCTACACATACTACATCTGCCCCATTTAAAATATTCTTTGGTGTTATTTATCAGTATTTCTGGAATATAATCAATGTAACATGTTGAAAACTTGTCTCTATTTATGGATAATCCCTCTTCCAATCTGATAAGATTTTTGAAACCCATTCTTTCAATACAAAAATTAATCCAACAAAAATGAGTTGAGTTAAAAGGGTTTGTTTTGATAACTTCTTTTAACATTGCGTATCTTGCCATACAAAATAAATAGTAACTCGCTGTATTCCTATTATCAAAATGATATGGATTTTTAATTCTATTTTCAATAATTTTAACTCTATAATCATCAAAACAGTCTGCTAACAAAATTCCATTCTTTTCAAACCTAAAACTGTTAAATTCTTTAATTATATATTTGGTTTTACTGTCTAAAAAGGCAGGTCGTAATTTTTTTATATAGCCAATACTATCTTCATCACAAAAAATAACAAGGTTATGTGGTAAAGTCAGCGTTGAGAGAGAATGACTAAGGTAGTAGTCAAAATCCTTAGCATTTATTTCAGGGCTTGCATCATAACATTTAGTTAAATTAAAATATGCTGTAACCATCGTCCAATTAGACACAACGAATTTATCAAATTGTATATCATGGTTAAAGGTGATAATTCCTGTCCCCGACCAATGACCAATGTCTGTCAAGTCATACTTATATTTGTCTTCTATTTTATACCAAAAATTGTCTCTCATTTCTTTAAAATACCATATATCGTCACAAATAACGAAGCCCTTGTAATCTATTTCTTTGAGCCAGCTAATAAATTCTAATTCCATTATTCCGTTGTGAGGATCAACATCTAAAAATATAAACGGGGAAGAAACAATTACCTCTCTCCATTTATTGAAGATTTCTTTATCAAATAAATTATCCGTGCTGAAATGGATATTATCAACATTTTTTACAGGAAGCGCCCCTTTGTCTACAATATCAAATGTATGTATTTTATTACTGCTGTTGTAAGACAAAGCAAGAGCCGAATGTCCTTCGTGCGTTCCGATATCGATAATATTTGAATTATTAAATAATGTTGAGAAATAGGAAAGTAATTTATAATGCTCTTTTCCTGGAGATAAATAAAACTCGTGATGGTCGCCCAACAAAGTTTTATATAAATCATAGCTAATTTTGGTTAGGTCGTCTTTATGTATACTGTATTTCATATAATATTATTATTGAAGGCTTTAAATTATTTTAGCTATAATAAATTGATATGTCAATCGAACATCAATTTATTTATAAAATTTGCAATAAAACCCAAATGGTAAATTATCACGTTTAATCAACCTGCTCAAGGGTGTTTTTTTGAGCAAATGGCCCACTTACTAGCTGACTCGCGCCATTATCAGTTTTGCCAGAAACAATATTCTCGCCCTCAAACAATTCCATACAAATATCGGCCGTAGATATGTTGTCCTGTTCTCTGAGCGCGGATTCTTGAGTGTTCGCACTATTTACGCCAACCAAATTGCCCTGAGCATCGATGGTCTGTGTTAAAGTATTTCCTGACTTCTCAGCAGCCTTGATATTTTCATCGATTGCCTTTTGTTTCGTTTCCTTCACACGCTGCTCAAATGTGTTCTTGGCGTTTGCCTCATTTTTGTTCTTCTCACTCATCAATTGATTTAGCTCGTCCTCCATATATTCAACGCGACCAGTCTTATATGCTTCAGGGTCCCACGGCATCCACATACCAATCGGACCAACATATACGTCGTGATTCGGGTCTGCCTCACGCAACAACTTACAGCGCAACTCTGCCTCTTCTTGTGAAGGGTAAGAACCGCGAATTTTTAAACCGCGAGTATTTGTTTGAAAGTTATGCGCAATATCAAATTTCTTCTGCAGCTCGTCTTCGTTCTTATCGATAAATGTCTTGTAGTCGTCGTCCATGCTTGATTTAACAAGTGTTTCGCGCTCCTCCTTTACAAACTCCTTAAAATCGTTAGAAACATCGTCGAACGAAATGTTGTATTTATAAGAAACAAAGTTTAGAAACTGAACAAACTTCTCCATTGATTTGCTGAAATCCCAGCCCTTTAGGAATTCTTCGAACAAGAAGACCTGCTTTTCCTTGAGAATTTTTTCGGGGGAACAAAATGAAATACACGCGAATTTCTGTCCAGCAATTGGTTTATCCTCCTCCAACAAATCAACATATTTGGGATTGGGCTTGCCGTTTAGTTGCTTTCTTTCAACACCTTTACCTTTGGATCGATCCATTTAGTTATTTAGAGTATTTAATTTTAAGTTTTTTATCGCAATATATATATTTTTTTCTTTTGATTTAGTATAATGAACGGATTGATTAACATCGCTGAACTAGTTAAGAGAATCATTAAGTATCTTGTTGAGGGTTTAATGGTTGCAATTGCTGCCTATGCTATTCCTAAACGTTCCTTGAATATTGAGGAAATCGTGTTGATTGCCTTGACTGCTGCTGCCACATTCAGCATTCTTGACACCTACGTTCCGAGCATGGGTGCTACTGCCCGCTCTGGTGCAGGTTTCGGTATCGGTGCCAACTTGGTTAAATTCCCAGGTGGATTTTAAGTTGAGTTAAGAGTATAACAACGAACTAACAAACTAACAAACTAAGCTTATAATATATTTAATCTATTGTTAATATATTATGACGAAACAAATGAGGAAGAAGTCTAAACGGCGAATAATAAAGAGCCGGTGTGGTAAAAAGTCTCGACGACAGACGCGTAAGCAGAGAGGCGGTAGGTGTTTTGGAAATGGAGTGGGAGCTAATAGTTCCGACCCAAATTTCTCAGTTTATAACACCAATTTACTAAAATTGTTTCCGTATAGACCAGAGAATTAAAACTCTAAAACGGAAAAATGCCTTTATAACTATCTATATCTACAATTAAGCCTCCGTCAATCGAAATAATAAATTTTTTTATAGTAAATGAAGGATATTTTTCTTGTATTGTTTTAGCAGCGCTGTTTAAATTAACGATGTGATATTCATATTCTTCGATGGGAGTTATATTGCCATATTTTGCCTTATAAGCACCACAACTCATGTGATCTATAAGTATTATTTCACCTATTTCGTGTAACCCGTGAGATAGTTCGATATGGGCGTCTGCGCATGATTGCCAGTTATAATCGAGTAAACCATTGTACCCCAAGCTAGCACCCGCTAAAATAAATTCATCATAATTATTTTTAAATCCCATATATGTAAAATTGCATGTTAAATTATCCCTCAATCTAAAATCCATACAAGATAATACAAATGCTTTACTATAATGTAAATTTATTTCAGTAGGATCGGCACACTCTTGGCATAGCACCAATCCAGTTATAGGTGTTGGAGTTGTTGTCAATGTAAGTTGTTGTGGTT